GATTAACTGTTTCCCTTGCTGTGGATTTGATTATTGCTAATTAAACACATCCCCGCATTACGCTTTATTCTTAACAGTTCGGTTATAAGCCATTACCGAACCACCCCGAATTATCCCCACCGTTTTTTATCAACAGCCACGGCATAATTAAATCTATGGCTAAATACTCAGACGAATTAAAAGGCGTTGTCCGTGCACTTTATCTGCGCCGCTATACGCCAAAAGAAATAGCATCAGAATTAAATCTGCCGAATACGCGGATCGTTTACTACTGGGCTGAAAAGTACAAATGGGCAGACCTGCTCAGTTTCGAAAGTACAGAGGAGGCAATTGAACGCCGTTACCAGTTATTAGCCGGGCGCGACAATAAAACGGATCTGGATTTAAAGGAAATGGACTTGCTTATTGCTCACGCCACAAAACTGCGTGCCCAGAGCAATAAACATAAAGAAAAGCTGGCCAGTAGCCAGGGAGAACGGCAAGCAGCTGCGCGAGGCGATAACGATGAAGAACCGCGCGGGAAACGCAAGTACAAGAAAAACGATATCTCGTCGCTTACCCAGGAGGATTTTAACACCTGGGCGGACGAGCATCTTTTTGAATATCAGAAACACCTGCGCCGCAACATTGGCCAGCTTGTCAGGAACATCCTGAAGAGTCGCCAGATCGGGGCGACCTGGTACTTTGCGTTTGAGGCGTTCGAAAATGCGGTAATGACGGGCGATCCGCAAATCTTCCTGTCCGCGTCCAAAGCACAGGCGGAGGTGTTCCGGTCTTATATCGTCAATATTGCCGAACAGTATTTCGGTATCGCGCTGACCGGGAACCCGATTCGATTAAGCAACGGTGCAGAGCTGCGCTTCCTGTCCACCAACAAAAACACCGCCCAGTCTTACAGCGGCCATCTTTACTGTGATGAATATTTCTGGGTTCCCAATTTCGCAAAATTGAATGAAGTGGCCAGTGCGATGGCCACCCATGACAAATGGCGTACAACCTACTTTTCCACGCCATCGGCCAAAACACACCAGGCCTATCCGTTCTGGACGGGTGAGGAGTGGAAACAGGGCAGTAAGAAACGTGCGGCCATCAAATTTCCGCTGTTCGATGAAATGCGGGACGGTGGCAGGCTCTGTCCGGATGGTCAGTGGCGCTATGTCATCACCATGGAAGATGCCATTGCGGGTGGCTTCAATCTGGCCAATATCGAGAAGCTACGCAACCGCTACAACACCGCCACATTCGACATGCTTTACATGTGCGTATTCGTTGACAGCAAGGATTCCGTATTCAGCTTTTCCGACCTGGAAGCGTGCGGCGTGGAGGTGGACACCTGGCAGGATCACAATCCGGACGCAAAACGGCCGTTTGGTGACAGGCCAGTGTGGGGAGGCTTTGACCCGGCACGCAGCGGCGATTTGTCGTGTTTCGTGATTGTCGCCCCGCCGATGTTCGCCGCGGAGAAATTCCGCGTACTGAAGGTGATTTACTGGAAGGGAATGAACTTCCGTTACCAGGCAAAGCAGATCGAAAAGCTGTTTGACCAGTACAACTTCACTTATCTGGGCGTGGACGTTACCGGGATAGGCCAGGGTGTGTTTGACAATATCCAGCACTTTGCCATGAAGGTTGT